ATTATAAATAAGAAAAAACAAAACACCTACATATATTATATATTTTATAATAAAAATATTAAAAAGTAAAGAATGGAGGTACAAATGATAGAGCAAGATGCCAAGAAAGAATTATATTCTTATTTACATAGTAAAAAACTTGAAGAAAGAAAGTTAGAGCAAATAGAAGAACAAAAGGCAAAACTTACAAAAATCACTTCTATTTTGTCAGATATGCCAAAAGGAACAACAGATTATGATAAAATGAGTAAAAACATAGCGATATTATTAGATTTAATAAGTGAGCATATAAAGATAATGACAGAAGAAGAAAAAAATTTAATAAGAATTACGAATAAAATAAATAAAGTAGAGCAACCTTATAGAAATATCTTAGAATTAAGATTTGTAAAAGGAATGAAAGTTGAAGAAGTTTCTGTAGAATTAGATAGAGATTATAGATATACAAAAAGATTAATTAAAAAATCTATAAAAAAATATGCAGAACTTTAAAAAAAGACACCTTTTTACCCTTTTATGACACCCCAAAAGTTTGATATATATATAATAGCAAATAAGTTAGATAATAAATATCTAATACTGTTTGACTCTATAATTTATTAAGAAAGAGCAGATGTTTTTAATGTTTGCTCTTTTTGTATGTATAAAAAAGGAGAAATAAAAAATGTCAAGAAAATGGACTAAAGAAAGTGCTTTAAATTATATAAAAACAGCAAAGCAAAAAGGTTTAACATATTGGAGTGCAAAAGATTTCTTGAAAAATCATAAGACAATGCATTCTATTTATTGCTCTAATATATAAGGAGTGACCTATATGAATACAAATGAAATAACTGAAAAATATAAAAAAGAAATATGTCCTTATTGCATACATTATAAAAATAAAGATTATAAGGAATGTAGTGTAGTTGTAACAATAGACGGGCAAGCTAATTGTATTAATTGTAAATGTATAGAATATGATAGAAACAGTGAATAAAGCAGGTGGAAGTTGATGGCAAAATATGATTGGAAGCAGTTAGAAAAGGAATACATTTCAGGAAATTATAAATCAATAAATGCTTTTTTAAAAGAAAAAGGAATATCAAGAAATAAAACTACAAACACACAAACAAAAGAATGGAACATCAAAAAGCATCAAAAAGACATCAAAAAAACATCAAAAACAATAGAAAAAGTAATAGAAAAAGAAGCAGAAAAAGAAGCGCAACAAATAGTAGATATAAAATCAATTGCAAACGATTTAGCACTTAATATTATAAAAGCAAATAGTCAATTAGAAACTTACCTAGTGAAAAACAAAAAGAAAACAAAAAAAGTAAAATACGATTATAAAGCAAACAAACCTAGCGAGGAAGAAATCATTGAAAATGAAGAAATAGAGACTATGAAAGGAATAATCGATAGACAAGGATTAAAGATGCTTGCATCTGCTTTAAAGGATTTAAACGAAATAATTGGAAATGATAAAGAAGCTAACAAGGAAACGTTAGACAAATTAGATGAAGTACTAAAAGGATTAGGTGGTGTTGTTTAATGTTTTCAGAAAAGCAAAGAGAATTTTTAGACAATGCCAACAGAAGATGGAATATAAAATATGGAGCTACAAGAAGTGGAAAAACATATTTAGATTATTATGTGATACCTAAAAGAATAAGAAATGGAATAGGAAAACCAGGAATAACTGTAATATTAGGAAATACTAAAGGAACTTTGCAAAGAAATGTAATAGAGCCATTACAAGACATATGGGGAACAGAATTAGTTTCTGAAATAAAAGCTGATAATACAGCTTATTTGTTTGGAGAAAAATGTTACTGTTTAGGAGCAGACAACAAAAAGCATATAAATAAAATAAGAGGACCAAGTTTTAAATATTGTTATGGAGATGAGATTGCAACTTGGGATGAAGGCGTTTTCCAAATGCTTAAATCTAGGTTAGACAAACCATACAGTAAATTTGACGGAACTTGCAATCCAGAAGGACCTTCACATTGGTTTAAGAAATTTTTAGATAGCGATGCGGATATTTATCAACAAAGATATACTTTATATGACAATCCATTTTTAGCAAAAGAAGTCTTACAAGCGTTAGAAACAGAATATAGAGGAACAGTATTTTTTGATAGATATATATTAGGAGATTGGAAAGCTGCTGAAGGAACAATATATATGTTATTTGCTGATAAGACAAAGGACTTTTTAGTAGATAATGTAAAAGAGCAACTAGCAATAGTAACAATAGGAGTAGACTATGGTGCTGGAAAGTCTAAAATAAAATTTGTAGCAAGTGGCATTACATATAATTTTAGAAATGTTTATGTTTTAGACGAAATGGATTTATCTGGAGTTTATGACCCAGAGCAAATATATGAAAAGTTTATAGAGTTTTATAAAAGAGTGTACGACAAATATGATAAATGTCAGTACGCTTTTTGTGATTATGGAGCATTAGGGAATGTAATAACTTTAGGATTAATCAGAAGATGTCAAAAGGAGAGATTACCAGTGCAAGTAGTAGATTGTAGTAAAGGGTTAATAAATGACAGAATATTTTTAAGTAGCACATTAATGGCACAAAGAAGATTCTTTATATTAAGAAAAAATACGATAATAACAAAAGCTTTTCAAGATGCTTTGTGGAATGATAATAAACCAGATGAAAGATTAGACGATGGAACAACAGACATAGACAGTTTGGACGCATTTGAATATTCAATAAATAGTTTTTATGAAAATTTAATTAATAGCAGGAGATAAAAGATGAACTTACAACAATTTTTTAGTAATGAAGGATATGACATATCAGAAAAGTTAAATTGGGAAAAATATATAGATATTTGGTCAAGTTGGTATAGAGGCAAAGTACGAAGATTCCATAATTACTATATTTATAATGGTCAAAGAAAAGTAAAAATGGAAAAAAAGTCTTTGCAAGGGGCTAAAAAAGTTGCAGAAGATTGGGCAGATTTACTTTTCAATGAAAAAGTGTCTATAAATTTACAAAAAGATGAAGATACAAAGGCATTAAATGATATATTAAGACAAAACAATGCGGAAGTAATTATAAATCAAGGTTTAGAAAAATCATTTGCTATTGGTACAGGAGCATTAGTAGTTTCAGTACAGGACATAGAACAAGAAGAGAATATATTAGATGTAACAAATGCAAAAATAAAATTAGAATTTGTAGAATGTAAAAAAATAATACCTCTAACATGGGAAAACGGAAAGATAATAGAATGTGCTTTTGTAACAACCAAACATAAAAAAGGACAAACATATATTTATATAGCAATGCATGTTTTAAATGATAAAGGAAATTATGTAATAAAGAACTATATGTTTAAAGGTAAATATAGTTCTTTTGTAGAAGCAAATGACGAAGAAAAAGAAGGATTTTTAGAAGAATTTGATACACAGAGTGATATTCCATGGTTTTCTATTATTAAGCCAAATATTTGCAACAATATAGATAGTGAAACGCCATTCGGTTTGTCTGTTTATGCTAATGCAATAGATACATTAAAGTGTTTAGACAATGCATATGATGGATTAGATAATGAAGTGACAATAGGCAGAAGAAGAACATTTATAGCAGAAGAAATGATGACTTATGATGATGGAGAAGGCAAAATGGTATTTGATCCTAACGATATTTCTGTTTATCGTATGCCTAAAGGTTTTAATAAAGATTCAATGATAGAACATGATGATGCAAATTTAAGGGCAGATCAATTTATTAGTACAGTAAATTATCAATTAAACATATTATCAAGTAAGGTTGGATTTGGACAAGAAAGATATAAATTTGATGGACAAGCAATACAAACAGCCACGGGAGTTATATCAGAAAATTCAGATATGTTCAGAACAATAAAGAAGCATGAGCAAATGCTAGAAGATAGTTTAATTACTATTATAAAAGCAATTGCTTATGCTTCTACTGTTTTTGGAAATGTCAGTATAGATGCGAGTGTTGTAACAATAGATTTTGATGATAGCATAATAGAAGATAGAGGAGCAGAGAAAGTAAGGGCAATGCAAGAAGTATCTCAAAACTTAAGAAGCAAAGAATCTTATATGATTAATTATAGAAACTTAAATGAGCAACAAGTAAAAGAAGAATTAGAAAAAATACAGCAAGAGAAAATGAGTAATCAAGAAGCATTTGGATTTACTCCTAA